ATGGCAAATGGACAGGATTTTATATCCAGAGGCAATTTACAGATCCAGGTGATCAACATCCGGAATAATTTTCCCATACAAAACGCAAAAGTTTCCATCAGCTCCAAAGGAGAACCGGAACGTGTGCTGGAACAGCTGACTACAGACTCTTCTGGACAGACGGAAAACATTTCTCTTCCTGCGCCTCCTGAGGAATACAGTTTAGAGCCTGGTATCTACCAGCCTTATTCTGAATATGATGTGCTGGTGGAAGCAGAAGGCTTTAAACCCTTAAATATCTCCGGCACCGAGATTCTTGCAGGAACACAGGCCATCCAGCCTGCAGCACTTACAGGTGATGAAGGCGGCACACCTCCTGAAGACCCAGTAGTCATCCCAGACCACACTTTATTTGGAAATTATCCCCCAAAGATTGCTGAAGCCGAAGTAAAACCGGTAAACGAAAGCGGTGAGATCGTATTAAGCCGTGTGGTGGTCCCACAGACTATTGTGGTCCACGACGGAGCGCCTACAGACTCCACCGCCAAGGATTACTATGTACCATACAGAGATTATATTAAAAATGTGGCTTCCAGCGAAATCTACTCCACCTGGCCCCAAAGTACCATTACTGCCAATGTACTGGCTATCATGTCCTTTACCTTAAATCGTGTATACACGGAGTGGTACAGAAACCAGGGCTATGATTTTACCATTACCTCTTCCACTGCCTTTGACCATAAATGGATCTACGGCAGGAATATCTTTGAAAGCATCTCCCAGGTAGTCGATGAGATCTTTGACAGCTTCCTTTCAAGACCCGGTGTACGCCAGCCCATATTGACCCAGTACTGTGACGGACGGCAGGTTCAGTGTCCACGGTGGATGACCAGATTGTAAGTGCGTATAGGGGATTTTTCCTTAGATTTTGGCAGAATTTTTCTATATTTTCATCATAAATCAGGTGTTGAAATTTGGCAAGATATAACCGATGATCAGATGTGTGATTTTCTATTTTACAAGGCCTGGATACTGTAAGGCGCCGTCCTGATCCGGTGTCAATGTTACCGGATCCGTTGCCATGCGGCCGTCTTGATCCAGGTAGTACCACTTGCCGTTAATCGTCTGCAGGCCTTTAAGCATAGCACCATCAGATCCAAGGTAATACCAAGACCCTTTGTACTGGTACCAGGTGTCATGGACCATCATGCCGGCACCGTTGAACCAATACCAGAGTTCTCCATCCTTGTGCCAGTCATTAGAAACATATTTTCCTGAGCCGTCTTTTAAATAGAAGCGCCGGCCTCCATTTTCCTGCTGCCAACCTGTTTTTACTGTAACGGGAGTTAAAAAGAGCTTCCTCTCTTCCTGACGTCTGCGGATGAGGCCAGATAATACCTTTCCGCCAGCTTTATTATACTCCAGGATTTTGGCTGCTATCTCAGAACGGGTACGAGTACCTTTAGCCGTCAATCCGTCAATACTTCCGATGTTATACGCAAAAGATACCAAGGCATCAAACTCTGGCTGCGTCCAGTTGTAAGCACTATACTTGTCCACTTTTGGACCATACTTTTTATCAACAGACTGGCGCAACCATTCATCTGCCGTTTCCTGGCTGATCCGCAGACCTTGGCAGATTGTTGTTCCGGTGATTGCTTTGTCTGCGTTTGTGGTGCCGTATCCGATGGTCCAGACACCTACGGTATCCTGATAAGCCGTTAGTCGACAACCTTCAAACTTTTTTATGATATTTAATCCATTATCTGATATTTTCATAGCATTTCCTTTCTTCCAAATGGTATCTTGAAAAGATTTTCTGCATATGCTATAATGCCGTTAGGCAAAAAGAAATAAGTTTCCATGTTGGACACAAAAGCGAAAGCCCCTGAGTGGTCGAGACTCAGGGGCTTTCTTCCTTTTTAAGCAGTTAGGCATCTGCAGGCTGGTTACCGACTATTTGCCGCCGTCCAACCATTTGATGATGTAGTGGCAAACTACACCAGCCGCAACAGCGACAATAAAAGAAATAAGATTTTCCATGTCAGACACCCCCTTTCCTTACCGGGTATAGGGGCGGTAACCTAGACATTATAACATATGCATGATTTTTATTCTACTGATTTATTGCGACGTCGCAAATGGCAGCCATGACCCGGACTGCCTGCGGGAGATAGTCGGATCACCTCCTTCTACTTCTTGCTTGCCTGTTTGATGACCTGGTGCGCTCCGGTTGCGGCCAGACCGGATACAATACCAATAGCTGCAGCGTTGATCACATCTGTGGCTGGAAACTCTGGCATAAGATACATGCCAGCTACTCCCAGGATGCCGCCGGTCAATCCGCATACTACCGGGATAACCTCATCCTTGACCTTAGTGGTTGCCTTACATGCCATGCCGCCCAGGTAACAGATTGCTGTGATCGCTGTTACGCTTCCAATTCCAAAATCCATATCTATACCTCCTGTTCTGCCGGCTCATATGGTAAAGCCAGACATCTGTTATAAAGATCTTCTCCGGTTCCATTTCCACCCAATGCTTTATATGGCCTGAACATATACTCCAGATTGTCTCTGTCTTCCAAGGTACAATATTTTCTTTTTAAATAAAATGTACATGCCTGGTAAAGACGGTCATGGAGGAGTGCCAGAACTCCTGCATTGATAGCATTTGTTCTGGCACGTTCTGCCTTTAACTGTTTGGATAATTTATGATATGCTCCAGAAAGCAATACAGAGATGATCCCAAACACCCATGAAACCCAATGCACAGATATGTACTGCATGATTGATTCCATGACTTATTCCTCCGTGATCAGATCTTCGCACTCCAGATCGATCAAGACCTGCTTTACCTGTGGCTTGATCTTTTCTGGTACCTGTGCGTAGGTTTTCTTTCCCTTAACAATAAGGGTTGCATAAATGATTGCCATAGTCTCCACCTCCTTCCTCAGTAATAAAAAGAGCAGCAGCCTAAGCATTTAATAATGCCTCAACTTCTGCTCTGATCTTCACAGGCACATCTTCAATATTAATTTTCCCTTTGCGGATCAGATCTGCATATACTCTTGCCATTATGCCTCACCTCCTTCATAAAGCTCTACAATTGCCAGCTGGGTATTTGTCACTTCTTCCTCTAATGCTGCATATTTTTCACGCAAGTCCGGAAGACGAAACTCTGCAATCAGAACGGTACCTGTTATATCTTTATACTCATACACTGCATTGCCCTCTGAATCAGTACCTGTCTGGTTTTTCTCAACTCTAATTACATAATCCTTCTGTCTGGTCATGCGACCAGCATATACCAAATCTGTCCTGGATGCCATTGTGTCCCCATTTTCATCTAAAAGCAAAATAGATTTAACGCCTGACATCACAGTTTCAACTTCTTCAAAGGTCTGCTCTCCTGGCTGAAAGATAATACATCCTCCATCCTGCTGCAGCTGATATCCGTCAGCTACTAATTCATAACTCTGAGTTCCGATTTTGATAGATTCCAT